CGCTGGGAAGCCATAGAAGGTTATACGGAAGCGTGGTTTAACCTTGCGGCCGATACTTGGGGCTATTGGGCTATCGTCAAAGAGGGCCTAACAATCCGCATTTACCTTGATACGGCATTGGTGCAGACCATTACGCTACCCGCCCAGCCTACCGGTTTCGCTATCCTGCAAGACATCTATACGACCGCCAACGGGTACGGTTGTATCGACGAAGTTAAGGTATATAATACCGCCTTGACGCAGGAAGAAATTACCGAAAGTATTGCTACGGTGGCGCAATTGGCTTACAGTATAGACGGAACCGATTTTAAGGCTTGGGATATTTATGTAAGCGAAAGTAACGGCCTTCTTGACCGTCCCAAAATGAAAACCCCGGTTTCCGTTGATTGGCCGGATTATCACGGGGAGATAGTAGACCTTGAAAACAAGATACTGCAACCCCGCGAAATAACCCTTAATTGCTTTATGAAAGCGAACGGGAAGGTAGACTTTGTTACGAAGCTAAACGACTTCTTGGACATATTCAGCCGGCCAAATACCCAGCGGCTTATGGTTGATATACACCCTACGAAACCGTTGCTTTACGAAGTCTATAACGAAAACGGGGTAGCCATTAACAAGCGTTGGAACGACGACCTTATGGTAGGAACCTTTACCTTGAAATTGAAGGAACCCGACCCGGTAAAGCGTATCGTACGGCACCAGCGTTTAAGCAATGATACGAAAACGCTAACGATTACCCTAACCAGCAAGAAGGCGGTTACTATCTTTTGGGGCGACGGAACCCAAACGAACGACGTTTACGGAACCGACGTAACAGCGAGTCACGAATACACGACCGACGGAATTTTTTACGCCATTGTCGCCGGAGTTATCGAAGAAATAGAAAGTTTCACTACTAACGGTATTATCGTATGGAACAAATTATAGTAAGACACCCGGACGGGACTACGGCCCTATTGACTTCGCGGGCGCGTAAGTCCGGAGTTACCAAGGCCGAACAAAGTATTACGCTGTTAGGGGCGGATACGGTGGCGATAACCGTAAAAAGTGCCACGCCCTTAACCTTCCACTTGGGCGACCAAATAGACGTTTACGGGAAGACTTATACCCTTAACCAGCTTCCGGGCATTAAGAAGACCGGAAACCGGAATTTCGAATATACCCTTACTTTCGAAGGCGTACAGTACGAGTTAATCGACGTGCAATTTTTGTTACCGGACGATACCGTATTAGATAGCTTTACGGGCGATTTAGAAGACTTCTTAGGTATTCTTATCGGGAACCTTACCCGCGTATATCCGGGTAAATGGGTGTTAGGCGTTTATCCGGCCAATACGGAGTATAAAACGCTTACCTATACGGAAAAGAATTGTTTGGAAGTGTTGCAAGACCTTTGCGAACAGTACAGCACCGAATTTGAGATTACCCAAGCTAACGGCGTTCGTACGCTCAATATCAAAACGGCCGGGGTAAACTTCCCCTATACCTTCCGGTACGGACGTACCGGCGGGCTTTACGAATTAACGCGCCAAAACATCAATTCCAAGAACGTAGTTACCCGGCTATACGTCTACGGCGGTAGTAGCAACCTTGGGGACAAATACCGTTATACCCGTCTTTGTCTTCCGGGCAAAGCTAAAAACGCTTCCTACATCGAGGACGCGGCCGCTATTGCGGCTTACGGGTTGAAGGAGAATACAAAGATATTCGACGACATCAGACCCGAACGCTACGGCGAAGTAACAGCCGCCGGAAGCGCGTATTATGCTTTTAAGGACGCTACTATGAACTTCGACCTTAACGAAAAGGATAGCGCGGGTAATACAAAGTGGCTTATCGACGGAGCTACTGCAAAGGTAAAGTTCACTACCGGAAACTTGGCCGGCTATGAATTTGACATACACAAGTACGACCACGCGACGAAGGAAATACAGGTAGTACCGTTCACGGACGAAAACGGCATGAAGTTCCCCAGCGAAACAAGTGCGGCGTTTCAGTTCGGCGTAGGCGATAAGTATTTCTTCACGGATATAAATTTGCCGGACACTTACAAGACCGACGCGGAAAACAAACTCCTTGCGGAAGGCAACAAGGCAATAACCGAATACAGCCAGCCGCAAGTACAGTACGGGTTAAGTATCGACGAAAATTTTATACGTCAGTTCGCCGGCGAACTGACCGTAGTAAACCTTTTTGCCGTCGGCGATTATATCCCAGTGGAAGATGAAGACATAGGCGTAAACAAATCGGTACGAATTACGGCCTTTACGCGCGATTTGCTGCGGGAATACAAGTATAATATAACCTTGGGCGACAGCGTAACCAAAACGACGATAACCCGCGTTATCGAAGACTTGCAGAAAATCGACAATGTTATAGAGATAAACGACCTTGCCGACCCGTCGAAGGCCCGCCGCAATTGGAAAGCCAGCCAAGAAGTATTAGCTAATGTTTTCGACCCCGAAGGACACTATTACAGCGAGAAGATAAAGCCGCTTTCGATTGAAACGACCATGTTAGCCACCGGCGCACGTTCCCAGCAGTTCGTATTACAGAACACCCGCTTTGAACCGAACTACGAAGGGAATCCCAATACGGTAAAGGTGGTAGGCGGTACGTTGGTTCACTATACGATAGCGGAAACCGTAAAAAGTTGGCAGCTAAATACGGCCACCTTTTCGAACCTTGTAAGCGGAACGGTCTATTACATATACGCCCGTTGCCAAAAGACAGGAACGGCCGGAAACATCGTTTTCGACACAGTACAGCGAGCGGTAGACGGCGACCCTACATATTATTATTTCTTGATAGGGAGCCTTAGCAGCGTGATAACCGATACCGACGGGAACCGGCCGGCGCGTCTTATCGCCCTAACTTATGGCGCAACGACAATTAACGGTCGTTTCCTTGCTACGGGGCGGATTCAAAGTGGCGACGGACAAACTTATTTCGACTTAGACGCCGGAGAGATTGGGGGGAACATTAAATTTCGTGCGTCTGACGGGACATTAAAGGATGTTGCTGAATTGGAACAAAGCGACATAGAATATTTGCGAGATGCTTTTAAGGATGCAAGAACAGAAATAGAAGGCGGTGTAGCCCTTTCCGGATTTATAGGTGTACGCGATACGGAACAGAATGTAGCAGCTGCTATGGCCGGTTATAATCCCACCGGAGAATCCGATTATCCGTTGATATTCGCAGGAGCGCAACAAGGGAATGTAGAGTATTACGGATGGACAAGCAATAGCTATACCCATATCTACACCCAAAGCGCGACGCCGAGCAATGGGGATAATTGTTTCGACAATAAAGGCTCTGTCGTAGGAACTGTAACGAATATCGTAGGGGCGCAAATTTTCGCATTATCCACAACGGGCGAAACCTATCAACGCAATACCGGAATCGACTTTACCGCGAAAACGCCCTCTGCAATGGAGGGCAACCGGGCCAAGTTCCGAGTATATAAGGACGGACGATGCGTTTCCAATTACTTTGAAACGAGCGGGTCGTATAAAACGATATATACAAAAACCAACTGCCCGCCTTCGCAATTTACTACGGTGTTGGCAGTTTCCGAAAATTGCTACATGGCCTTGACCGCCGGAGCACAATTCGGGGTTTTAATGGAGGCCAACGAAGACCATAACGGGTATAATTGTGCGTTATATAATTCATCATCATATCCCTGTACGGTCGTAAAGGGTACAAAATCTTCCTATACCCAAGTTGGGGTATTATCTCCCGGTGAGTTAATGGAGTTTGTGAATATTTATGGAACTTGGATTTTACGAAACCATACTCGCTATTCTACGAAGGCAGAAAGTTAGTTTTTAATTTTTTACCAACAAGCGTATTATAATAATACGCAACGGGGTATTTTTGTGTAACTTAATATTTCGACAAAATGAGTACAACAAGAGGGGGCGAAACGGTTTCCGCCCAAATTGGAACAATCGGCCCCATTGAAGGGCTAAGTACGGGTAACTTCAAAATGGAAGATACGCCGTTTAACATTAAGAACGACGGAGAAACCGCCGTCGTTCTTGAAGTAAACCTTTGGGGCATGGAGCCGGGCAAGTTCGTAGCTACGCGCTTCGAAATAGGTTGGAACCCCGAAATAGTCCGCGAGATTAAGCAAACGAGTATTAACGCTACCCTTGTTTGGGGGTACTAAATCTTATACGGCTATGGGTTTATTGATTGGAGTAGGAAACACGAAGCCGACGTTTCCCTACGATTACTACTACGGTATAGAATGGGATTCTAACGTAGCTTCTTCGGCTTGTACCCGAATTGGTCGCCCGGAACTTCACGTTTCGCTGCCTATTCAAAGTAAAATGCGCCGTTGTGTCTTGCGCGACAACGGAACGGTAGCTTATTACCTTCACGCGAACGACAGCACCAAGCGCGATACGGGAGCCGCCGCCAAACTTGACGGTACCGACGGGCAGGTAATGGTAGAAATCCCGGCCCACTACCGCAAGTTCGAAGTAGACGGTACTAAATTCCGGTGCCTTCTTTCCGAACACGCGCTACCGGGGTTCCATTTGGTGCAGCTTGCCTATCGTTCGGCTTACGAAGCGGCCGTAGACCGCACCGTATCGGCTACGCCGAAACTTGCAAGCGTCGTAAATACTTCTACGGCTTTCCGTGGCGGTAACAATACGGCCGGTTGGGACGGAACATATAGAAGCCTTTTAGGTATGCCGGCTACATCTATCAGCCTTACCAACTTTCGGAAGTATGCCCGGAACCGGGGGAATGCCGGCAAGAACGGGGCCGGTTGGAATTGCGACGTTTACGAAGTACAAAAAACTTGCTGGTGGCTTTACGCCGTCGAATACGCTAACTTTAATTGCCAACTTGCCTATAACGCGGAACCTACAAGCGAAGGATATAAGCAGGGCGGATTAAGCCAAGGCGTTACCAATATGAGCGATTGGGACGGCTATAACAGTTATAACCCTATGGTTCCTTGCGGGGTTACCAACCCGTTGGGAAATAAGACAGGCGTAGTAAACTACACATACAAGAAAAGCGACGGAACCGACGGCCAAACCCTTAGCGTACCCAGCTACCGAGGTTTGGAAAATCCTTTCGGGCACGTATGGAGTTGGACGGACGGATGCAAGTGCAATATTCAAAGTGCGGACGCGGGCGGCGTTAGTGAGTTTTTCGTATGTACCGACCCGGCCAAGTTTCAAAGTAACGACTATACCGATTACGAGAAGCGCGGCGAGCTACCCCGCAATGAAGGTTACGTTAAAATTATGATGATTGGCGAGTACGGCGAAAATATGCCGACAGCAGTAGGCGCAAGTTCTACTACTTACTTCGCCGATTACTTCTATACGAACGTAGTAAGCAATACCGGACAAAGGGGCGTGCTTTTCGGCGGTAATGCGAATAACAGCGCGAATGCCGGCTTTTCGTACGCGAATACGAATAACACGGCTTCGAATACGAATGCGAATGTCAGCTCCCAGCTATGCAGATTTTAACGGGGTAAAAACCTTGCCACTTGGCAAAAAAC